CGAGTGTCTGCGGTGCGGGCGACGGATCAAGCGAACGAGACGGGACAATGAGCGAAGCACTGAAGCAACTGTGGGAGGCGTTTGTCCCGGAGACGATCGACCGGAGGGGCTACCTCTACGATGATCCGACCTTCGGATATCCGACGGCGGTCAACCCGTTCACGAGCACGACTGACCGAGACGATGGGCGGTTCAAGCCCTATTACGACTCCGAAGTGGACCTTGCCTACATCCGGGGAGCAGCCCGCAATCTGGCACTCCTGACGCCCGTCAGTACGGCGGCGATGGATCGACTGGCGGAATATACATTCGGCCCGGGGTTCGAGTTCACCGCACAGGGGGAGAATCAGGCGTTGGTTGACGCCTGCCAGCGGATCATTGATCGATTCTGCGACGAGACCGACTTTCTGGGGATGCTTGATCGGGAACTGCACCACCGATCGAGGGAGGACGGGGAGGCGTTCGCCTACATCGAGCCGGGGCGGGGCGGTCGGCCGTCTCTCTGCACGGTGGAGCCTGACCAGATCCGCGAGCCGGGCAACGTGCGGCAGTTGGAGGAGTGGCTGAACGACTACGACGGGCCGACATCGTGGAGCTTCGGGGTTCGCACGCCGGAGAATCGCCCGTGGATGCCTCTTGGCTATCACATGACGCGAGACGACGGCGGGGGCGATTGGGATTACATTCCCGATCGGCGGATGCTCCATATCAAGCGAAATGTCTGGCGGAATGCCAAGCGGGGCGTCTCCGATACGTTCCTGATCGTCGAGGAGATCGGGCGAGAGGCGAAACTGCGGCGGAACATGGCAGAGGGTGCGGCCCTACAGTCGGCCATCGCGTGGATTCTGGAGAGCCCTCCCGGAACGTCACAGGCGAGCATCCAGACGCTAGGAGCATCAGATGCCGTCGCACAGTACGGCCGGCAGATCGTCGGGGGCGGGACGAAGAATCAGAACGTCCAGCGGTACAAGCCGGGAACGATCCTCAAGCCATCGCCGGGGCTGGTGTACAAGCCGGGGCCGATGGGAGCCGAGCGTAACGCGGGGTTCGCTGAGGTGTCGCAGTACGTGCTGCGGATCGTCGGTGTGCGGTGGGCGATGCCGGAGTACATGATCAGCGGCGACGCGAGCAACGCGAACTACTCCAGCACGCTGGTGGCCGAATCGCCGTTCGTGAAGGCACGGGAAGCCGATCAAACCTTCTTCGCCCGTGTCTTCGCCGATCTGCTGTGGAAGGTGCTGCGATACGAGCACGATAGGGGCGTGCTGTCTGCTATGCCGTGGCCTGAGATCGAAGCGGCCATCGATATCAGCGTGCAGAAGCCGAGCGTGGCCAGTCGCAACGCGAGGGAGCAGGCGGACATCGCGGCCATCCACCTCAACGCGGGGATCTTGTCGAAGAGGACGGCAGCACGGCAGGCCGGTCTGGATTGGGAGGAAGAACAAGCCAACCGGGCGGAGGAGCAGGCACCGGCCCCACCTGCGGCCCCTAGTCCGTTCCCAATGCGAGAGGCTGAAGAATCCTACGACGCCCCGGAAGCGGCGAGGAACAACGCCAAGAAGGTGCTGGCATGGCGGGACAAGTACGGCGATCAAGTGGCGGGGATGACTCAAGTCGGATGGACGCGGGCGAACCAACTGGCCAGCGGGGAGCGACTCTCCCGCGAGACCGTCGGCAGGATGGCAGCTTTCGCACGGCACCGGAAGAACGCGGAGGTGTCGCCAGAGTACAAGTCTGAGCCGTGGCGAGATGCTGGCTACGTCGCGTGGCTGGGGTGGGGCGGCGACACGGGCGCGGCATGGGCAGCGGGCATCGTGGGGAACGTATCCGAGTCGTGCGACTGCGGCGACTGTCGCCAGAGCGGCGGGACACTGCAGGCGGCGGTAGTGGCGGCATTGGAGAGCGTGTCGACCCTCCCAGAAGCCCGGGCCATTCTGCAGGAACTCCAATGAGCGAGCTAAACGACAGGATGGGGATGGAACGGGACTTTGCGCGGCGGCTGTCGAAACTGACAGCACGCCAGCGGAAGGAACTCCGCGATCTGCTGGGGACGCCTCCCGACGTGTCGCGGGTGAGTGCGGCAGACTGGCAGCGATGGGAAGACGAGCGGAGGAAAGAACTCACGCTGATCCTCTTGGCTGTCTTTCTTGCGAGTGTCCGGCAGCATGTCGGCGAGATGTTGGCAGGTGAGCCGATGGACGATGCCACGATGGTGGCTGTCAATCGAGAGGCGTTGGCAAAGGCCGGCGCATTGGCTGCGGAGTCGGCGTCGTCAGCGATCAGCACGGCACGCGAGATCGTCACGGCTTCGGCTGAGGTGCTGGCGACCGGCACGGCTGCGGACGTGGAAAGCGTGCTGGTATCTGCCCTCGGGCCGGAACGCGACGCGGTGACAGCGGCGACGGCCACTACAGCGGCACAGACAGCGGGGACGAATGCAGCACGGATACCGGTTGAGGCGGCAGGCTTTCAGATGACGACACGATGGGTGACGGAGCGGGATTCAAAGGTCTGCCCGCTGTGTCGGCCCCTCAATGGCAAGGTGCCTGATCTGTGGGGGCTGGTGCTGGAGAATGCCCTTGCACCGGGGGGGACACGGGCGAGAGATTCGGTGATCGCGAACGGTGGCCCGCCTGCACATCCTAATTGCCGCTGCTATCTGGAGACGAAAGCGGAGCCGGTGGCAAGGCGTGTCCGGGTGGCTGGCTAACCTTCGGGAAAATTTTCCCGAAGGTCTGAGACCCCTAGAAAACAAGCGTGGATGACCTTGGGCTAAATTTAGCCTATGGTCTGTTTTGTATGAACGTGTCATTTTGTCTCCCTTGATATTGCGGCGGTCGGCGGTGTCTCGACAATCGGGGAATGAGACTCACCGAACAGACAGCCATTGCCCCGCGACGTGTCGACCGAGAGGCCGGACTGATCGAGGGCGTGCGTATTCTCGGGCCGGATTCGAAGAACGGGCGGAAGTACTCGCCCCGCGCGATGGCTGAGGCTGCCCGCCTGTACGAGGGAGCCCCGGTCAATGTGGATCATCCTGCTACTGAGCGGAAGGATCGGCCACTGGCTGAGGCGTTCGGCTGGATACGCAATGTCCGGCAGGAGCCCGACGGCGTCTACGGCGATCTGCACTACCTGCGGAGTCATCCCCAAGCGGAACTCGTGGCAGAGGCGGCTGAACGCAACCCCAACCGGATCGGCCTGAGTCATCACGCCGAAGGCACGGTGCGGATGGATGGCCAGCGGGTGATTGTCGAGACGGTGGAGCGTGTCCATTCCGTGGATCTGGTTCAGACACCCGCGACGAATGCGGGCCTATTCGAAAGCGAGCGACGAATGACGATCCGAGAGGCGGCGATGGCTGCCGGTGAAGAGAAGGTGATGGCGGCTGAGGGAATGGGCGAGTACGCCGACAAGCCGATGCGTGAGAACGAGAGCGATTACTTTTCGGCGATGGTGTCCGAAGTGATGGCGATGGATGCCGACCGCAGCGAGAAGATGAAACGACTTGCGGCGATCCTCAAGGCGCAAGAGATGCTCAACGGCAACGCGGAACCTGCGGCCCCGGAGATGGAAGAGCAGGAAGGATCGGCCGACGATCTGAAAAAGGCGATGGCTGAAGCCGTGGCCCCCGTGCTGTCCAAGTTCGATGCCTTGCTGGAGTCGTTCGCGAGCATCAAGGCTGAGAGCGACGCCCGGAAGTTGCTGGAGTCGTCTGGCCGAGAGGTAACGACTGAGCGTGTCGCAGCGTTGCTGGCGGTCGATGCTGGCAAGCGGCAGGCGATCCTCGAATCGTGGCCCGTCTCGCAACGTGGCAGTCGTCCTGCGGCGTCCCCCCCTGCGGCGGTGAAAGTGGATTACCCGACTGATACCCGGCAGTTTCTGGCTGCCATCCGTTCCAACTAAGGAGCCTAGAGAATGGCTGTACGAACTGACGGGCTGCACTGGCTGCTGGCCCAGCGAAACCAATTCACGATCGCTGACGAATTCCTGCGGGACGTGGACTCCGCCGATTGGGTGACGACCCTGACCGACTCGGGGACTGCCAGCGTAGGGGATGCGGTCGGAGGTGTGATCGCTCTTGTGCCGTCTGATGGCACTGTCGCGGACAACGACGAGGCATACATCGAGTCGGCGAACGAGGTGTTTAAGTTCGCTGGTGACAAGCCCCTCTTGTTCGAAGCCCGCGTACAGTTCACCGAAGCCAACGTGGACGACGCCAACGTGTTGGTGGGGCTCCTCGATGCGGTGGGAGCGAACAGCCTGCAGGACAATGGAGG